AGTATAGGGGCTATTTTTAAAAAAGTATCTAAGTCTGTAAACCCTACTTTTAGTTCTTCTTTTTTGCTTGTCGCCATGCCCTGTTATAATCTACACCCAGTTTGGTTTTTCTAGTCCATTTTTTTTAATTTAAATTTATTCTCTGTATCACTTTACCAAGAAGTTGCACTTTTCAAAAATAGCGCCTAATCCAAACTCTTTAACGTGCATTAAGTGCGTGAAGTAATTTTCATACATGCGAGAGACCAAGTCGATAGTAAAGTTCTCTTCCGCGTACTTTCGGCAAAAATGAGGTTTTATGTTATCTATGACACCAAGGGCGTGGTAAAATTCATTTAGAGAACGGCAACGAAACCCAGTTTGCCCGTGAATATTGTACTCGGCTAACCCTCCCCAGTCAGTGGACAGGACAGGAGTTCCCGAGATGAAGGCCTCTATCATTGACCATCCGCATGGCTCTGCGTAAAGGCTTGGCATTATTAAAGCTTTAGCGTTAGCGAGAAGTTCTTTGCGTTCGTTGTCATTTACGGTGTGTATGTATTCGGCCAAAGGGTTGTCCTTCTTGAGTTGATTTTTTAAATTTTGTGGTCCTACGAATTTTATGGGAATCGAAAAGGCTTTAGATAAGTTTTGAGCAATGGTGATCCCTTTAGTGTCTATCATTCTCCCTAAAAACAATAGGTAGTTTTCTTTTTTTTCTTTGTAGCAAAAATCTTCAAAATAGAAGCCGGGCCTAATTACATGGTCGGTAAAAGGGGGGCACGAAGAGTCTCCGTGTATTCTGAATTGCAATTTATGTAGCTGCGAGTAAGATTCAAACACCTTGAAAGGGGCAAAGGCCGAGTCGTATCCGATGCTTGGCTCGACAACAGTAAAGCTCCCCGTCAGTTGTTCACAACATGATTGGTGCCCAAAGCCCCAAAAAGCCAAAACGAAATCATTTTCACTCTGTTTGTTTTTTTGGATTAAGACGGCTGCATTTTTGTTGAATTCTTCGTGAACTTCATTTTTAACACTTTGGGCAAGAAAGTTTCTCCAAGATTTTTTTTTATAAACTTTATCGTAAGTAGCACGCGAAACTACGTTAAAGTGTTGAGTGCAAGGAACATCAGAATCAGGGTGCCCATAATGAAACACGGTATGGCCCTTGCTGGTCATTACCTTGCAGAACTTGTAGACCTTTTGTGTGAAGGCGCACAGGGTTATTTCCTTGCGCGTAGGGTGAACGGGGACAGCTAAAACATGAAAAATCATTATTTATTTTTAATAATAAGGGTTTTTTTACCCAAGTCAAGTGTAAACCTTAGCATAGATGAGTAGAAAAAAAAAGTCTACGCCGTCGGAAAAGACAATACCTCTTGCGGAAAACAAATACAAGCTTTATCTTAAACATTTCGAGTTAACGAAGAAGCAACATGAGTTTTTAAAAATAGCCTTCCATAAAGACACCAAGGTGGTGTTTGTTTCAGGGCCAGCAGGATCTTCTAAAACTTTTATATCCGTTTATGCGGCTTTACAGTTGTTTAACATGAACATGAACCAAGACTTGTTTTATGTAAGAACGATTGTTGAAAGCGCAGATAGAAACCTTGGAAGTTTACCCGGAGATGTGAACGAAAAATTTAACCCGTTCATGATGCCAATGCAAGACAAGCTTGCCGAATTGCTGGAGCCTAATCAAATAAAGATGCTTTTAGATGAGAAGATAATCCAATGCGCTCCGATCAATTATTTGAGGGGGGCGAGTTGGTCGAATAAGCTTGTTATAGCTGATGAGTCTCAAAATTTCACTAGGAAAGAATTGGTTACATTGATCACGCGAATCGGTAACAATTCTAAATATTTTATATGTGGAGACCCTATGCAGTCCGATATTAATGGAAAAACAGGTTTCGTTCCTATTATGAGTTTGTTTGATGATGAGGAATCGAGAAAAAAAGGGGTGTATACTTTTAAGTTCACTAAAGAGGATATCCTTAGAAGCGAGATTTTAAAATTTCTTGTGAATAAACTGGAAAATAACCCAACAAACCAAATTATAAAATAATGGCTAGTATATTTTGTCCTGAGTGTGGAGCCAAAAACGGTTACACTTTAAAGAAGCCCAAGTTCTGTCAAAGCTGTGGGGAGACATTTGCGGCGTTTGGTATGACCAACGCTTCTGTATCTACGCCTAGTGCAAGGGCAGCGGACGGGGAAAGTGACGAAGAGAGAGTCCCTCAGTTATCTAAATTAGAGTATGAGATAGATATGGCCACTTCGAAGGTAACACTGGAAAATTTGGTTAAAAATCCCCTCAACCCTGATGAGATACGACATATTAGCGAAGCCCGAAAAGGGTATAGCAAAATGACGGAAGAGGAATTCGTCAAAAAATCCCAAGCTGAATGCAGCTCCTCCCGAGGAGAGTTTAAGGATATCAGCGACGGTGGAGAAAGATAAAAAACAAACTTACGAAGATAAATTTGAGATTGTCGACAATGAGATAAGAAAGCGGTACTACAAGTGGCATCTTCACGCCTTAGCGTGGTTAGACTTCGACGACGTATCTCAAATTATCCGGACTCATATTTATAATAAGTGGGAGCTATGGGATCAGTCGCGCCCTATAGAGCCGTGGATAAATAAAATTATCTCCAATCAGCTAAAAAACATATTGCGTAATAATTATTCTAATTTTGCGCGACCTTGTATCAGCTGCAAGCACAATCAATCCAAAGAGCAAGCTCACGGCCAAATTTCTAATTTGTGCTCTTTTACTCCCAGTGGTCTTCAGTCTGAAGAGTGTAACGACTATGCTAAGTGGCACAAAACACGCAAGCAGGCTTATGACATTAAAATACCGGTATCCTTGGAGACAAATTATTTTGATAGGTACACCTTGCCCGAAGACCATTACAGTATAGGAGGGGCGGTACAATCACTCCATTTATTAATGAGGCGATATTTGAATGATCGTCATTTTATAATTTATAAAATGTTATTTGTGGACCATATAGATGAAGAGGTAGTAGCGAAGGTGCTTGGGTACAAGAGTAACGAAAAAGGACGAAAAGCGGGCTACAAACAAATCAAGAACTTAAAGAATTTTTACAAAAAGATGGCAAAAAAAATATGCGCAGAAACTGATATATTTTTCGAATGAAAGAGTACGTCCTAACTCCAGCGGAGAAAGAGAAAAGCCTAAAATTGTTCGAAGGTCTAGAGGGAGATCTAAGCGAATGCACCAAGCTGCTATTCGACAATCCAAACGAAAAGGGTAGCACGGTTCGAGGCAGAGCCTTGAGAAAGTATTGGGTTGAGAAGGGGTTGAGCTATCGAACTAAAGTAAAAAAAAGAGTAGTCAAACATCTTCTGACTGAAGCTGAAAAATCTTTCGCCAAACAGCACTACGGACCTGAGATGACCAAGATAGAAGTAGGGCAACTTTTATGGCCCAAGGAATCTAAGAGCAAAGGGTTCGCAGAGACCGAAAAATTTATTGCTTTATGCGAATACATTATAAATGAATTTCCTTCTGTCATTGGTTTGCGAGATGACGCTGCTGGAGAAAAGTACACCCCTCCCCAGATTCTTACTACGGTTATTAAAAGACTCAACAAGGTCGCGTTGACAGAATTTGAAATAAGCAGAGTTAACCTTCGGGACAAGAAATGTTTAGAGAAATTGATTACTTTTTTAAATGCTCCTAGGTTTTTGCAGGTTATAAATTCTTACATCACGAAGCAGAGCCGTGAGCTTTTCGAGTCCGAGTATATTCGGAGTACGTGGGATAAGCCGGATTTGACTTCAGACGAATTAAATTTATACGTCAATGTGTGCATGGACTATGTGAACTTAAAAGAAATAGAACAGCACAAGCAAAAATTAAACCTAATGTTCGATGACACGGAGGGGCAAAACGAACTCACCATGAGGTTGACCGAAATGCTTAAAACGAAAGCTGAGGAGTACAACCAATGCATCAACCGTGTCGATAAGATGCTGGCGAAGTTAAACGGCGAACGCGCCAAACGAGTAGCAAATCAACAGCAGAGGAATGCTTCTATAATCTCCTTGGTTCAGCTTTTTCAGGACGAAGAGGAGCGTAAGCTTATGATTAAAATGGCAGAAATGCAAAAGAAGATTGTAAGAAAAGAAGCCGACGAAGTAGAAAAAATGTCGGACTGGAAAGCTCGTGTAATGGGGATTAGAAAAGAGGATGCGATTTAATGGAAAGGGTGGTCGCTAAAATTTTTCCTTGTGCGAATTGCAAGAAAGAATTTACAAGCAGAGGATCGTTGCACAAGCACCTTAAGCAACATGGTTTGAATCTAGCGTCTTATTATACTAAATACCACCCTCGTCTCAATCAGCTTACAGGGGACCCGCTGCCATTTAAAAGGTTCGAGGAGTATTTTGAAAGGGACTTTTCTACCAAGCAGCAATTATTAAAATGGTGCAAAGAAAGTCCCGCCAGTCAGGTCAAAGAATACGCGATGTCCTTGCTTCAAAAAAGGCACTGGCGCAAGGGAAGAAAATATGGCCCATTCCACTTGGAAACAAAAAATTCTTTCATGCCTTCCGTTTCCGTTTATAAGGAATTGTTTGGCAGCTACAACGCCGCTTGCGAAGCGATAGGGTGCGAGCCCCTCTATAATAAGAATTTACCTAAAGGTTTTTTTAATTTCGAATTGCCAAAAGATTTAGACATCGCGATAGACACCCGAGAGCAGCAGCCTCTGAGCTTTACGGAATGCAACAATCAAGCTCTTAAATTAGATATTGGCGATTACACTGCATTGGGGAAACACTATAGTTATACTTTTGTAGATAGAAAATCAGGAAACGATTTGCAGGGAACTTTGGCTAAAAATAACATAGAAAGGTTTCGTCGCGAGATAGTCCGAGCTCAAGAAATGGATGCTTATTTATTTGTTGTTATTGAATCTAGCGTAGAAAAAATCAGAAAAGAAAATAGTATTTTTAATAGGCGTTCCAATATTGATTATACGCTGAGGCAGATAAAGGATATTTGTCATGATTACCCTCGGGTATGTCAGTTTATATTTGTAGGCACTAGGGATAATGCGACAAGTCTTATCCCAAGGCTTTTGATAACAGGCAAGAGCGTTTGGCAGACAGATATGCAATATTTTTGGGACACCCGAGAAGAATGAGCTGGGAAGAAGGACACCAAAAAAGACGGGCTCCCACTTTGAGGAGCAACGAAGAGCTGTTGGCTATAGAGGGGTTCTTGGACGAAAGGGAGGCTAAGTTAGCTTTGTATGAATTTTTGCGAAACAACGTTACCTTTGCTACTGATCTTATTTTAGGGGTCAAGCTTTTTCCTTTTCAGCATATGGCTATCAAGTCAATGTTTGAAACGGACTATTTTCTGGGGGTATGGAGTCGAGGTATGTCCAAATCTTTTACAACGGGCGTCTTTGCAGCTTTAGATGCCGTATTAAACCAAGGTGTTGAAATTGGTATATTGTCCAAGTCTTTTCGTCAAGCCAAAATTATTTTCAAAAAGATATTTCTAGCAAGCCAGAGGCGGCATTTTTTCAGCAATGTATAACTAAAGTTTCTAAAAGCAACGATGAGTGGTTAATGGAAATTGGATCAAGTAGGATTCGAGCATTGCCCCTTGGTGATGGTGAAAAATTGCGTGGCTTTCGTTTTCATCGAATTATTATAGATGAGTTTTTATTAATGCCGGAAAGGATTTACAATGAGGTCATTGTTCCATTTTTGTCTGTTGTTGAAAATCCAATACAGCGAGACGATCTTTTTAAGTTAGAGAATCGCTTAATAAAAGAAGAAAAAATGAGCGAAGGAGATAGGCACGTTTGGCCCAACAATAAACTCATAGCGCTATCGTCCGCTTCATATAAGTTCGAGTATCTTTATAAACTTTACCAGAGGTTTGAGTTTTTAATATCAGCTGAAAAACAAAAGGATAGCGCTTCGCGGTGCATTATGCAATATAGTTACGATTGCGCTCCCACGCAGCTGTATGATCAAAACTTACTCAACCAAGCGAAGGCCACGATGAGTCAGTCTCAGTTTGAACGAGAGTTTGGTGCTGTTTTTACGGATGACAGTTCGGGGTATTTTAAAACCAGTAAAATGGCTATGTGTACGATTGCTGACGGAGAGTCTCCTTGCGTAGAGGTTCAGGGAGACCCAGATTCGGAATATATTTTAGCTTTCGATCCGTCATGGTCACAAACAGAAAGTTCTGATGACTTTGCCATTCAAATTTTGAAGCTTCACAGCGAAGAGCAGAAGTCCACCTTGGTTCATGGTTACGCTTTGTCGGGAACCTCTTTAAAGAAACATATTGAGTACTTTTTATATTGTTTGGAAAACTTTAATATAGTTTCTGTGTGCGGTGACTATAACGGAGGTGTGCAGTTTTTGCAAGCCTGCAATGAAAGTGAAACTTTTAAACGAAAAAAAATTAAACTACAAACTATAGAGGTGGCTTTGGACAAGCCTGAAGAGTATCAAAAAGAATTGCAATCTTATAAAAATCAATACAACAAAAAAGATTACAGGTACGTGATATTGCGAAAGCCTACAAGCCACTGGATTCGGCAAGCAAACGAATTGTTGCAGGCCAATTTTGACCATCGTCGTATGCATTTCGCTAGCCGCGCAATTGACGACTCTTACACCAAGCAGAAAAACAAAAGCGTCTCCATACAAAATATTAAATTTTTGCGCACAAAAGAAGAAACTAAACAAAGTCAGGGGGCGAAAATGATTGATTTCATTGAGCATCAATCAGATATGATAGAGTTGACAAAAAACGAATGCGCACTTGTTCAGATAACGACTACCGCTCAAGGGACTCAAACTTTTGATCTGCCCTCTAATTTGCGACGGCAGACGGGGCCAGACAAGGCTCGTAAAGATTCTTATTCCGCTTTGGTTTTGGCGAACTGGATGGCGAAAGTCCATTTCGATTCCCTCAATGTCCAGCAGGAAGATGTTATAGAAACATTTGTTCCAGAGTTTATAATGTAAAGAAAGTAACTTTCAAAGTCACTTTCAGAACTTTAAGTGTAATTTATTTTTAACATGCCCAATAAACGAAGATATACCAAAAGGTCCGATTACTGGAGTAAATTCAAAGAACAGCAAGAGAAGTCTTTTGCGAACACGGCCTTTGCGAGCGGGGACACCTATAAGCCCGAGCTATTAGGCGAATCTTTTTATAATTACGAAGCTAAAGCGTACGCTCGGGCCGGTGGACCAGCGAACAGCACCACCACTCGGCGCAATAATATTGCCATCGCTCCTAAGAGTTTTAAATATGCAAATATTAGAGCAGGGATGCTTCCATATGAATACGGAATTGATGGCGTAAATGTTCGGGACGCTATAGAATTGACGCAGAAGGCTTACGCTAACATAGCTGTTTTTAGAAATGCGGTTGACATGATGGCTGACTTCTCTAATTCGACGTTGTATTTGGAAGGAGGCAGCGTAAAGTCTAGGGCATTTATCGACGCATGGTTGAAAAAAATTAAAATTTGGAGCTTAAAGGATCAGTTCTTTAGAGAGTTTTATCGAAGCGGAAATGTGTTTTTATATACAATTGAGGGGAAAATTAATGTTGAGGATTTTTCTAAGGTGAGAAATTTTGGAATAACTTTAAAGACCAATAAGTTGCCGGTTAGGTATATTTTGTTAAACCCTTTTGACGTTGTGGCCAAGCGTGCGACTTCATTTGACGTGGGTCTTTACGCGAAAGTTCTGAGCGAGTACGAAGCGGAAAGATTAAAGAACCCTAAAACTGATGAAGACAAGGAGATTTATGAAGCTCTTGATGTGGAGATCAAGAAAAAAATAAAAAACAATTCATGGTCGTTAAGTGGAATGAGGGTGGACCTTGACCCGAAAAGGCTTAAGTATTCTTTTTACAAGAAGCAAGATTATGAGCCGTTTGCTGTTCCTTTTGGTTTCCCTGTTTTAGACGATATAGAGTTCAAGATGGAGATGAAAAAAATTGATCAATCCATTTGTCGCACTATAGAAAACGTGGTTCTTATGATCACGATGGGAACTACGCCTGATAAAGGAGGGGTAAACCCTCGGAACATAAGGGCCATGCAATCCCTCTTTCAAAATCAAAGCGTGGGGCGGATTCTTGTTAGCGATTACACTACTAAGGCTGAATTTATTATCCCTGACATACAAAAGGTTATCGGGCCATCTAAGTATGAGGTTGTCAATCAGGATATCAAGGAGGGGCTGCAAAATATAATTTTAAATCAAGAGAAATTCGCAAGCACAGAGATAAAGGCTCAAATGTTCCTACAGAGATTAAAGGAGTCTAGAGACGCATTTCTTAATAACTTTCTCCAACCCGAGATCAAACAAATCTGTAAAGACTTTGGCTTCAAGAAAGCTCCAGCTGCTAAATTCGAAACTATCGATCTCCAAGACCAAGCCCAAGTGCAGAGGGTTATCACCCGCATGATGGAATTGGGTATCCTTCCTCCATCTGAGGGCATTAAAGTTATTGAGACAGGGGTATTCCCGAACCAAAAGGAGCTAGAAGAAGCTCAAGAGAAGTTCGTGGAAGACCGTCAAAAAGGATTTTATAATCCTATCGTAGGCGGAACTCCTATGCCCATGACCTTCGAGGAGGACGAAGAAATGGAAGAGATTAGGCATCCGGAAGGTGCAAGGCTATTGGAGAAACGACGAGAATACGAAGGCAAAAAGAACGCTGCTCGTAGTGCAAGCCTTCCCGGTAGACCTCCCGGAGCTAAAACCTTAGCTGCAACTACTTATTCTGTATCTGCTATTAAAGATATTGCCGATGAAACCAGCAATCTGTACAGCTCTTTGATCAGCGAAGCTAGAAAAGTTTTCAATAAAAAGCGGCTCAGCAAAAGCCAAAAAGATATGTTGGAAAGAGTGTGCGAGTCGGTCGTTGTAGCGAAGGATAAAAAGGATTGGCTGGAGGTGGGCAAAGCTTGTATTAAGGATCCTAACAAGTTGATTAAGTTAAGCCCGTTGCCCCAAGTTCTAGAAATTAGCGCTGAGCATGAGTTAGATGATTATGCTGCCGCTATTTTACACCACAGCAGAAAAAATTCTCTCAGTAAATAATTAAGTGTAATATTTTTGAGGATATGTCTGATTATTTTAAATACAAGACTCGTTATGATTTTGCCGTTCAAGCAACGAGCGACTTGGAGAGCGACTTGAACATCAGTCAAGCTTCTTTAGAGAATTTGCGCCCTTTGATACCTAAGTCTATTGATTTAGAACGGAATATTGACTTGGTGGGAGCGGCTTTCAATGCAGCGGTTGTTAATAAATTCAATAGAAACGGGGACGGTATAAATTCAGAGACTGCTGTTAGCCTAGTCGATTACTTTGTCAACAAGCCTACAAATATTGAGCATAAAAAGCAAAAAGTAGTGGGGCATATTGTTAACGCTGGATTTTCCGATCTTGATAAAAATAAAATTTTAGGAAACGCTGAAGCGCTTAGCTGCAAGGATCCTTATTATATTTCATTGGCAGCTGTTGTTTACAAGACCGTTAATAAAGATTTTGCCGACATTCTTCTTAAGTCTAGCGACGAAGAGAGCGAGTACTTCAATAAGATTTGTGCAAGTTGGGAGTTAGGGTTTAATGATTTTGTGTTAGCTTTAGGATCGCAGGACCTAAAGGATGCTGAAATTATTAAGGATCCTAGTCACATTGAGGAAATGAAACATTTTCTAAAGGCTTTTGAAGGAGGCGGGACTTTAAAGGACGGAACTCCTATTTACAGATTAGTGGTAGGAGAGGTGTTCCCATTGGGCATTGGATTTACAACTAATCCGGCGGCGGATGTTAGCGGTTTGATAGTTCAAAAAAATATAGATTTAGAAGTAAATGACAAACGTGACGCGACCGTACCTGAAGATAATTTTAAAAATAATATTTTAAAAATTTCCCAAAGTGAAATTAATAATGTAAAAAATACTAATACTATGGATATTACAGAGTTCAAAACCGAGTTCGAGAAGGTTCTCGAAGCAAAGTTAGCGGACAATGCTGAATTCACTCAAGAGGCTGTAGCTACGGTTGCTTCTCATGTTATCGACAAGATTCGTGAGAAAGACGCAGAGTTTAAAGCCGAAAGAGAGGCCATTGAGACTGAAAAGGCTCAGGCTGAGAAGGATGCAATCGAAGCTAAAGCTTCAATAGGTGATCTTGAGAAGAAGCTGGAAGAGGC